ATCCCAATTCGGCATACCGCTAAGATTGTTCAGGTCATTATTGCCGCCACCGCCATACCACGGATCATTAGGCAAGCCACCCCACGGATTCAAGTCGCTGTTGTTGCCGCCGCCATACCACGAATCACCCGTAGGACTACCGCCGAAATTAGACGGGATGCTTCCGGAACTGCCGCCGCCGCCAAGCAGTTGCGATATCAGCGCCCCGATGCCTCCCCCAGCTTGCGGGAACAGCGAGCGCAGCAGATTGCCCGTTCCCGAGCCGAGGTCCTGTCCCTGATTCTGGTAACCACCGGCGTTCAGCGCCCCCGCCGTTCCGGGAGAGCCCGACTGTACCCCCGCCATCTGCATCAACTGCTGGATGCGGTTATCGTAGTTCTGCGCGGCATAGCCCTCGGTATACTTCGCCAATTCCGGATACAGCGCCCCCGCCCGCGTCCCGCCGTACAGCGCGTTCGACGCCCCAGAGATCGCCTGCTGGCCCTGACTCAAGGCAAACTGGTAGCCCGGGTCCTGTTTAAACGAGTTGGGATCGGTCATCAACTGCTGGAGCTGCTGCTGGTACTGCGGCCGCTGCGAGGCGAACGGATCGGCCATCGCCGCCGATTCCTTGGCCCGGCCAATATCGCCCTGACTGCCGCCGGCCAAGGCGGAATAGATGTCATAACCACCGGTGAGCAGCTGGCCGAGAATGGCGCCCCAATCCGTTGCTCCGCCAGCGCCGGTTGCGCTGCCACCAGAGCCGGCCGCTGCGCCATAGTAATTATTGGTTATCGGAACTCCCGCTCCGTAGGGCGTCAGATAATTTGATGTTGCCATGTCTTTCTCCTAGTGTCCCGATCCGAGATACGAACCGGCCACTCCACCCAGCATACTACCCCCGGGAATGCCCGTAGCGCCACCAGCCAGACTCCCGGCCACCTGCAGCGGATTGCCGCCCTGCGCCAACCCCGGAACGGCTCTCAGCAGCGAGGCAATTAACGGTACCGAGCCTTGGCCCAAGCCCAACGCGGAGGCCAGCAACGGCGCCAAACCCATTGCCATGCCACCGCTGACCAGACCTATCACCCCCATCCTTCCGTATTTCATTATCGGATCGTCCGGTGCCCGCCGCTGGATCAATTGCAGCAAGCCATAATTCGGATCGTTGTAGGTGCCGCCCATCTTCGGGTCGGGACCCACCGGCTTCATGGTCCACGGATCAACCCGGTTGTTGCTGTTGACCTGAGCCCACATGGTATTGGCCGGAGTGTCGCCGCCCGGACCCATCTGCGGGAGTTTCGACCAGTCGATCGGCGGCGGCTGTTGCGGGCCCGGTCCCGACTCATACGGATTGGGAGCCGCGGCCTGCGGCAGATTGATTGCTCCGCTGGCCAGCAATTGCTGCCCGTTCGGATTGTCGGCAATCATCTGCTGCAAGGTCGGCAACAGGTCGGGCTGCGATTTGGCGATCGCCGCCAGATTGGCATAACCCGGAAGCCAGTCATAGGCGCCCATCACATCCCCTGCTCGTAGGTAACTTCCAATGCCTCCAGCCGCATCAGGTTGCTGTCCGTCTGGGTGACCTTCCACGCCCGGCGCCGACTGGCGCCATTGCGATACAGCACCGCTCTAGGCGTGTTCATGTCCACCATGCGACCGGTGTTGAACGTCTGATAGTCGTCATCCGTCGTCTGGATCAGCGGCGTTCCCACATTGCGATCGCCGATGATTTCGGTCTGTCCCCAGAACTTGTTGCGGTTGTTCTCGGCATCGACCTTGGCCGTCTGCAACGTCACCGGGAATGGCGTTCCGGCATCGTTCAGGTAACTGGCGTCGAATTTGTAGATCATGCCATTGCTCGGATGCAGCAGCAGGTAGCCGCTCTCCTGCAGCGTCGAGCAGGCTGCGGCATAGTTGAAGCCTTTGCTGCCGCCGCTGTCGGTCCATTCAAACCATCCCTTGTTCGTTGTATCGTAGACCAGGGACGGTAAATTGCTCGGCGCATCGGGGTTGGTCAGGATGTAATAGAGGTGCCCATCGCTGTAACCGGCAATGGCGCGCAGGCTGGAATAACTGGCGTTGTTGAGCAGCTTGTCGATGGCCGGCGTGGAAATGACCTGCGGCAACAGGCCGTTCAGAATCATCACCTGGCGGTTGAATTCCCGCGTCCGCGATACCCACATGAGCGTCGGCCCAATGTTGACAATGGTTGCCGCATCGTCACAGCCGACTTTCATGTTGGCGTTGAGATAGGGCCGCAGCGGACTGCCATCGCTGATGCCGGCATCGTAGAAGAACTGCATGGTATAGGTGCCGAACGCAATCGCGTAATTCAGATACTTGACCAACGCCACGCCGGGATCGCTCTCGTAATCGGCGCCGACTACGTTGAGCAGCGGCCAATGCAGCGGATCGTTGAGCTCGCACGAATGGATCAGGCCGGTGGTATCCATGACGTAGGCAATGCCGCCCAGCACCACCAATCCCGGCACCGTTAGATTCGGATAACGCTCGTCGGCAACCCGGGTTACGTTGCCGGCACCTATGACCCAGAGATTCGACTGGTTCTTCAGCAGCAATTGATTGTTGGTATTGAAGGCGCTGAACTGCATCGGCTGGTTAGCCGTCGCCGTCGTCAATACCGTGCCCGCTGCCAGCGTTACATCCAGCGTTGCGTGATAGACCACCTTCGAGGCGATGGTCGCCGCATCCCAGCCGCCGACCCAGTACATCGTCTGGTAGTTGAAGGCGCTCATTCCGGGAGGAGCTGGAGCAAGATAGACGCCGCCGAACCATGACGGCGCCCACGGGCCGGAAGTCGTTACCGTGGTCCAGGTCGCGCCATCGACGGACGAGAACACGGTATTGCGGGGCGCCGTTCCATCGTGACCGTTGATGAGCCACATCTTGTTCTGGTAGACCAGGGCGCCAGCGGCAAATCGGGCCGTCCCGCCCCAGGCGTCAGCCGTTGCCTGCTGCCACGTTCGGCCGGCATCGGACGACGACCAGACATCCTTCAGCCCCGTTCCCGCCGGGAAGATGCCGTTGTTGTAGCCACCGGCAATCCACAATTTGTTGTTGTAGTAGTACGCCTGCGCTCCCGACCGAGCCGCCCACGATGCGTTCGCCAGCACTTGATTCCACGTTTTTCCGTCCGTGGAAAACCAGATATCGTTGAGTCTGGCCCCGGCATTGCCCGGATCGCCCCCGAGCAGGTACATGCCATTGTCGGCGCTGATGACGGCTGCGCCCTCGCGCTTGCTCCACGCCGCAGCCGCCGTTACTTCGATCCAATCGACGCCATTCTTCGACGACCAGACATCGTTGAAGAAGGTAAGGTCATCGCCCAGACCGCCGCCCATCATGTACATCGTATCGCCGATGGTGCCGATCATCATGTCGCCGCGAGCGGCCCACGGCGCCGAGGCTACGCACTGCAACCAGGCGTTGCTCGAAGTCAGTTGCCAGACATCGGAATTGACGAAAGCGCCATTCTGTCGCGCCCCTCCGATCAGGTAGATGGTGCCATTGAGATTGCCAATGCCCATCAGCGCCCGCGGCTCCCACGCCGCAACGGCATCGGCCTGCCACGCCGATCCGCTCGCCCCCGAAGGAACCGTACTCGAAACATTGACCCGATCGCCAATGACCGAATAGACGCCATCATTGAACGAGGTCAGGCCTTGGCCGACGCCCGGGGTATAACTGAGATAATTGGTAATGCCGGGACGCTTCAGGGTAAATACACGCTCACCCAGAATTTCGTCCACCACGTTGACGCGATGCTGATCCTTAGCCGTAGTCGCCGAACGCGGATTGAACGGCCACGACAGCGGCAAGCGAATGGTAGGCATCAGCGACGGTAGGACATCTGATCCGGCTGGAAGGTGACCGGAGCGGTTTCCACGCTCCAGTCCTGCAACTGATCCTGCATTTCCTTGCCCATTGCGATGACCTTGCCCGCCCATGCCGGATCGACCTGCGGATAGTCGAAGGAGAGGTCGCCGCCGAGCATGAACTTCAGGCAGCGAAACCACTCCTGCGGCACGTCAAATTCATTGTCGCTGGCATTGACATCGTAGATCGGCCGCTGGAAGTTGGCATAGATAGTGCGCGTATTCTGCGACGGCGCGGTATAGATGTAGACGGTGCCATAGCCGGTCGAGGGCGAGGTCAGACCGCTACCGAGGTCAATGCCGGGATGGTAGTAGATGGAATTGGGCACCGCCTGTACCGCCTTGTTGCCGTATTGCAGATATTCCAGCCGACTGATGTTACGCAGCGGCGTGTCATAGGCGGGCGAGCAGGACGTATCACGGATGTAGGAGCCGTTGAACAAGCGCAACGGACGGGTAGTGGTCACGTCGGCACCGCTCGGACCTATGGTATAGGTAAACTTACCGATCACCATCGGAATCACGATTAACTGGTACGTCCACAACTGCAAGCCGTTGCTCTGCATGTTCTTGAGCAGCATGTTGAGAGCGTTGTTGGCGTGCCTGATCTGGGTGGCGTTGGCCACGTCGGTTTCTTTCAGCACGCGAATGACGCGCAGCGATGACGTTATCAGCTCGTTGCGGGTGACGGTGAAAGCGGCAGTACCGGTGCTGGCCATGGCTTATCTCGGTTTCTCGGACTGATTGACCTTTTCCTGCTGTTGCCGCCGCTCGGCAAAGTTGGTGTCGGCCAGATCGTGCTGCCAGTCCTGCAATTGCTTCTGGTACATTTCGGCGATCTTGAACAGCCGCGTGCAGCGGTCCTCGGGCACTTCGTACTCATCGGCCAGCATCGTTGCCAGACCGTACTTCACGGCGAGGAACCATTCCTGCGGCACGTCAAATTCGTCACCGGCAGCAATCATGTCGTACACCGGACGCTGGAAATTGGCGTATATGGTAAAGGTGTTGTCCACCGACGGGAAGTAGAGATACAGGGTGCCATAACCCACGGCCGGCGAGGTCTGGAACTTGCCGCCGGCAGGAGCGATGTAGATCGACGGCTCCCAATAGATCGAATTGGTGGTTCCGCTCACCGCCTTGGTGGTGACTTGCTGGTAGGCTTGGCGGCTGAGTATTTCCAGTGCCGTATCGGTAACCACACCGCTGACAGTCTGGCGAATGAAGGAACCGTCGAACAGTCGGATTGGCCGCGGGATAGTTACGTTGGCGCCGCTCGGCCCGATGGTATAGGACATCTGCGCGGCGACGCAGGGAATGGCGACCTGCTGATACAGCGAGAGGACGAAGCCCTGGACCTGCCAGTTCTTGAGCAGGATGTTCAGAGCCTCGGACCCGTTGGTGATGTCGTTGGTGGTCGGCGTCTGCCCGTCCTGCAGCACGCGCAGGGTGCGCAATGCCGAGGCGATCATCGCATCGCGGTAGACGCTGAAACTGGCAATGCCGCTGGAAGCCATTGGTTAGCCTTGGATG